AGGGTGAAGGGACCCGCCGGGAACGGAGCGCACCATCCCCGGCGGGCCTTCCGACGGATTCCAGGGGGACCCGGAAATCCGTCAGCTCTGCTGCCCGGCCGGCGCCCGCAGGACACCGAACGGGAACCGCGTGGCCGCATTCGGCCGCAGCGCGGTGACCGGGTTGGCGGTGGCCCAGGCCAATCTCATGGTCACGCGCATGGCCTGCCCGTCGTTCTGCATCGCGTTCCAGATCACGACACCGGAGGCATCGTTGATGACGCCCTGGTCGAACATTTTGAAGCTGATGTCCTGGCGCATTCCGAGCAGCGCCATGGTCCAGTCGCCCATTACCAGGTCGGCCAGGGTCGGGTCCCAGGCGCCGTTCTTGACCTCCTGCGCCGGGTAGCCGAACAGCGAACCGCCGGTGCCGTTCTGCAGGTCGGGCTCGTAGATCGGCACGCCCTGGCTCGAACGGGTCTGCATCAGCTTCCACTTGAACCCGGGCCGGGTGGCCCAGCCGGTGACGTTGGTGATGCCCTCCTTGGTGACCCGCTCACCGAGCACGGCCAGGTCCACCGCGATGTCCGCGCCGGTGCCGCTGGTGACCGTGTTACCTGCGGCGATGGCCGCCGGCACGATGCCCGGGCTCCAGGTGGCCGGGCTCCCGACCCCGAACAGGCAGGCCTGGTCGATGGTCTTGCCGATGGCCTCGACCAGCCTCGGCCGGATCTGGTCCCAGATCGGGAACGCCGCGTCCGCGAGGTAGGAGTCGGGCACCGGGACGATGACCGCGATCTCCTCGACGATCAGGTTGACGTTCGCCCAGGCCTGGTTGGTCGTGCGCTTGAGGCCCATGTCCGGAACCGTCTGGTTCACGAAATAGGCGGTGGGCAACACGTCGAGCACCGGCTGGCGCAGGGTGGAGGTGCTCATCTGCACGTGCTTGGCCAGCTTGAGCGTTGCGCATTCCTCCGGCAGCTTCTGGATGATATCCAGGGCCAACGGCTCGGGCACCAGCGGATCGGTTGTCGTCGCGGGCGGCCCGGCCCGGAAAATACCCTGGTTATAGGGGGTAGGGGGCACGGTGGACTCCTTCTATTCGGGGCAGCGACAAAAGGGCCGGGCCGCGTTTTACGTCCGGTCAGCTGCGGAATTGCGCGGTCATTGGATGCCGGCCATCCGACGGATGAGGTCGTCGGGGTTCTCCGGCGGTCGGGCGGTGTTCCGGGCGCCCTGCCGCAGGTTCGCCGGGCCCGCCGGAGCGGCAGGGCCGGCCAACTCATCCAGGTCGGCCTTGAGCGCCTTGGCCTCCTTGGCGGCCTCCTCGGGGGTCGTCGCGGTCAACCGAGCGGCCCACTTGCTGGGCAGCCCGGCGGTCTCGACGGCATCCGCCCGGAGATCACGCAGCTCGTAGGAGGCCAACCTGTCGGTGGACTCCTGCAGCTGCGCCGCCAGGCGCTCCTCCTTGGTCTTGCTGGCCTCCTCGATCACGGCCAGCCGCTTGGCGGCGTCAGAGTTGGTCTTGGCCGCCGCCTCGTGCTTGCGGGCCATCGCCTTCCACTTGGCGATCTCCTCCCCCTGGTCCTCGGCGCCCGTGTCGGGCGGCGAGGTCGGCGGGGTCGCGTTCGCGTTCGTGGTGGGCGTGACCGGAGTGCCCTCGGGCGCGGTGCCCTCGGGGGTGGTCGGTGCAGTCATGCGGAACTCCCATGTCGGGGAAGGACAAAGGCCCCGCCATGTCGGCAGGGCCCGTGGTGCAGGTGAAACAGTGCGGATCGGACGGTCAGAGGTGCAGGGCGGCGCGGGTCTTCGGGCCGACGATCCCGTCCGGGGTCAGCCCGGCCCGGCGCTGGAACTCGATCACCGCGGCGCGGGTCTGGTCACCGAAGTACTCGGTCACCGGGGACCAGCGGGCGTACGCCGGGTAGCGGCTGGTGAGGATCTCCTGCAGCCGGCGGACGGCGGGCCCGCGGCTGCCCTTCTGCAGCACCCCGACCACGCCGCCGCCGCCGACCGCGGGCGGACCGGCCGGCGGCGCGCCCCCGGCACCGAGCACCCACTCCGTGGTGGCCTCGCACGCCGGCGAGGCGACCACCGACAGGTGCAGGTGCTTGGTGTGCGGGTTGGCCCCGTGGTACGGCGCCCAGCCGCCCTGCCAGATCCGGCGGTTCCAGATGATGTACTTGATCCGCGGATCCCGGTTGCGGACCAGGGTGTCGGCCAGCCAGTTGCAGTCCAGCCCGCCGCCCGGGTCGTGGGTGAAGTCCCGCGCGGTCACCGTGTTCCGGTACCAGGGATTATGATCACTGGCCCGACTGGCATGAGCGGCGTCTCCCACGCCTCCATCTGAGGCCGTGGACCGGCGCGGCGCGCGGGCGTTGAGCTGCTTGCGCAGCGTCTCCAGCGCCGCCGCAATGTGCCAGGCCATCAGGTACTCCTCTCCAGCAGCGGACCGAGCTCGCCGTGCTGGGTTGTGGGGATCGGGACAGGCGCGCGGGCGCTGAGCAGGGGCTCCAGGTCGCAGCTGCACCGGTCGTGGATGGGCAGCAGCTGCTCGGCCGGGAACGGGCCCAGCTGCGTGGTGCACAGCGGGCAGGACAGGTCCCCGCGGGTGACCCGGCGGTAGGCCGACACCTCGGGCATGGCCACCAGCACCGCGCGGGCGGTGTGCGTCTTGGCCAGCTGCAGGTCGGTGAGCGCGATGGTCAACGCCCGGTCCAGGCCCTTCTGCCGGGCGGTGGCCGGGTCGTCGCCCTGCCCGAGCCGCCACCACAACGTGGTGAACGGCCGCTGGTAAAGCTCGGACTGGTCCAGCCCGTCGCGCAGCACGGCCCCGATCACGGTCTCCGGGGGCACCGTTACCTGGGTGCCGACCGGTTCGTTCCCGGTCGCCGAGATGACCTGGTGCAGGTAGCTGGCGGTGACCACCGACATGGCGGTCTGCGCGCCCTTGGCCAGCGGCAGCAGGTACCGGACGAACCGCTGCGCCTCCGGCCGGTTATACGGCGCCAGGGTGCCCCACAGGCCCACGATGGAGCGGGTCACGGTGGCCCGGAGCCGGGCCTGGGCCACCAGGTTCTGCTGGGTCAGCGCAACCGGGTCGAGCTCGGTCCACATCCGGGCCAGCGCCTCGGCCGCGCCACCCCCGGGGCGTGAGCGTGGACCCGGCTGGTACTCCCTCGGGTCCGGGGCGCTCACTTCTTCGGCCCGACCTTGGTCGCCGAGGTCTTCTTGACCGGCTTGGTGGCCTGCTGACCGGCGGCCGGTCCGGCGGTGGCCGGCGACCCGCTGGCCGGCTCCACGATGTCCGGGGACGGCGCCGGCGACGCGCTGCCTTGCGCACCGGGCAGGACGTTGGTCTCGGTGTAGGTCACGCCGCGGTTGGTGGAGATCAGGCCACCCTCGGCGACGGACAGCGGGGCCAGGATCGAGGACAGCATCGCGTCGTGGACCCGCTCGGCCTCCATCCGCTCGACCTCGCCCGGGGTCATCCCCAGCCCGCGCATCCGGGTCCGCCACGGCACGCCGGCGGTCATCTGCTGCACCGCCGCCGCGGACATCTCCAGCTGGCTGCGGAACTGCGGGTCCCGCCAGATGACCTCGCAGTCCGAGGCGACCTTGGTGCCGATCATGTCGCCGACCAGCCGGTAGACGGTCTCCCAGGAGTTGCCGAACTCCTGCTCCCGCTCCTCGATCTTGGACACCAGACCGGTCTCGGTCAGCGCCAGCGCGTTGCCCGAGACGTTGACGATGCCGGCCAACAGGTAGGACGGCGGGGTCCGGGTGATCGCGGCCAGGTACTGCACGTCGGACTCCACGGCCTTGATAACCGGGCCGATGTCGGTGACCTCGAAGCTGCCGAACTTGGCGTCCGGGTTGGGGACGTTCCACAGCAGGTCCGCACCCGGGTCGAAGTCGTCGGCCGGCTGCCCCTTCTCGTCGGTCAGGTCGACCCCGACCGCCCACCGCTGGCGGTAGGCCTGCATCGCCGAGATGACCATCCGGTCCAGAATCGTGGTGTTGATCCGGTCCAGGATGTCGATCACGTCCTCGAACTCGCCGAGGCCGTAGCCGGACATGTCGGGGCGGTTCACGAACGGGACCACCGGCACCGCATTCATCGAGTTGACCGCGACCCCGCCGGGGAACTCGGACTCGTCGACGTCCCACACCTGCGCGGCCCACAGCTCGGCCCCGGA